GGCTCCTCAGGCTCGGGTGATGGTGAGCAGGTAGCGGGCGGGCAGGGGAGAACACGGCGGTGGGGTGGTCGCCGGCGCGGTCGATGCCGGGCATGGCGGGGTCGGGGCGGCGGTCGACGCAGGCCCACCCGTCGAGCGTGGGCAGTGGGTGGAGGAAGCCGCCGGGGGCGCGGGCGAGCAGGCGGTCGCGGAACAGCCGGGCCGTGTGCTCGCACTGGTTGCGCAGGTTGGACACCGTCGTGACCTGGTAGGGCACGGTTTGGGTGCGCGGGGTGCCGGAGAGGTCCGGGGTGGCGTCGGAGGAGCCGCCGGGGATGCGGTAGAGGATCCCGTACGGGTAGGCGGGCTGGGTCGGGTCGCCGCCGTAGGCGCCGTCCCACACGTCCCGGCCGGTGCCGCGTAGCAGGCCGAGCAGGGCGGTGGTGATTTGGTCCAGGGGCGGGGAGAGGGCGGGTGCGGTCACCAGCGGACCGCCTGGTCGGCGACCTGCCCCATCGCGGCCTCGAACAGTGGCTCGATGACGTCCACCGCCGGGCCGTGGTGCGGGTACGGCGGCTGGTCGTAGGTGCGGCCGAGGCTGTCGGTGCCGACGAACCCGTACTCCAGGCGGTTCGCCTGCGCCCGGTCCGTGCCCGCCGAGCGGGACACCGCCGACGGGTCCGCCTCGTCCACCTCTTCGACGCGCCACGAGCCGCGGTAGTCCCCGGTCGGCGCGTTCGGCCCCGGCCGGCCCGACGCGTTGCGCTGCGTGAGGGCCACGAGGTCAGTGGCGGACTTCTCCACGACCGCGCGCATGAGCGCCTCGGTCTGCGCGACGCCCTTCTCCAGGGCGGCGATCAGCTCCCGGGCGCCGTCGACGCCCCAGCCTCCGGCGACAGCCACGACGACCCCCTCAGCAGGTAGCGGCGGTGCGTGGCGTAGGTGCGCTCTTCCTCGCCGAGGACGACGAACACGTCGCCCACCAGGCCGGGGGAGAACGCGGCGGCGGTGACGGTGAGCAGGTCCCCGGGGCGCAGGTCCGCGGAGTGCGGCAGCTTCACCCCGCGCATGTTGGGCACCCCGGCCTGGTCGTTGGCGGTGCGCCCGGCCAGCTGCGCGCCCCGCGGGTCGAACAGGGTGCACGGCCCGTCGTAGACCGTCACCGGCGGCGTGGCGACGACGTTGCCGGCCGCGTCCAGCTCCGGGGTCTGCCCCGGGTCGGGGCCGCGGGTGACGAAGCACCCGTCGACCATCTGCTCGCCGCGGGCAGCGGTCAGTGCCGCCATCGCCTGCTGCAGCTGCCGGTGCGCGGGAAGCATGGTCACCACGGGCCCCGCTCGGTCAGCTCCGGCCAGGCGGCACCGGGCGTGACGACGTCGAAGAAGAAGCCGTCGTCGGCGTCCGCGGCTTCGGCGGCGGCCTGCTCGCGCAGCCGCCCGGCGCGGGCCATCAGCACCGCGGCCCGCTTGGAGCCGTCCAGGCTGATGTCGTCGGACTGCACCGCGGTGATCAGCTGCCCGGCGAGCACCTCGAGCGCGCCGGCGGCGGCCAGCTTCACGATGCCGCCGTTGACCTCGAGGAGGGCGACGATGTTGTCGTCGGTCAGCTCGGTGGCGTCCAGGCCGGTGAGGGTGCGGACCTGCTGCTCGGGGGTCGCGGCCACGGGGAGCCTCCTGATCGGGCGAGGGGGAGTGACGCCGGGGCGCAGGACGCGTTCATGGCACGGGGCGAAGGCACCCCCTGTGGAGCCCCGCGAACGGCCTTACCGGCGGTACAGCGGGCGAAGCGGAGCCCTCGGGGGACCGGGCGTCGCCCCGGCGTCAGGCGTGCGCCGCGCCCGGCCACCACCCGCGGGGGCAGGTGGCCGGGCGCGGGATCATCAGGCGCCGGCGCCCGTCGAGGCGTAGGTGTGGGTCGGGTCCAGCGAGGCGGCGCCGACGACGTGCCGGACCCGGAAGTACACCGAGTCGTCCTCGAACGCCCCGTCCGCCGGGTCCGCCGGGCCGCCGCCGAGGCGGTTCCCGGCGTCGGCCTTGACCCGCAGGTCCGGGGTCTCCCAGCCGCGCAGGAACGCGACCGCCAGCGCGGGGCGGGCAGCGGTCGGGGCCGGGATCAGGAACCACGCCGTGCCGGGCAGGCGCTCCAGCACGACCAGGTCCACGACGCCCCGTAGCGGGTTCGGCTCCAGGGTGGTGCGAGAGCCGACGGTAGTGCGGACCTCGGTGGCCTCCAGGATGCGCCGGGCGGCGATCTCCTGAGCAGGGCCCACGACCAGCAGCAGCCGACCGGACACCGGGATGGGGTTGCCCTCGGGGTCCCGCCGGCTGCGGACCGCGGTGATCGCCGTCTGCAAGTTGTCGCTGGTCAGCGCCAGCGTCGTGGGCGTGGTGTCCGGGCCGGGGATGGCGTCGCCGGCGTGGTTGCGGAAGAAGCCCGCGTTCGGGGCGCCGGTGACGGCGTTGAACAGGGCGTCGAACGCGGCCCGCTCCTCGGTCAGGGCGGCGGCGGTGGCGTACTGCCCAGGGATCTGCTGCAGCTCGTCGAGGTCGTCGTTGACCGACGCCTCCCACGAGTAGCCGAACCGGCGACCGAACTTCCGCACGCTGATCTGGTACTCGGCGGTCAGGTAGTCGGCCGTCGGGTACTCGGACAGCTCGGGGACGACGTCGAGCACGGTGCGCCCGCCGAGGAGGTCGACCATCTTCTTCGGCTTGAAGTTCCGGACCGTGGTGCGGGAAGCGATCGACGCCCACTGGGTCTGCACGTCGCCGTAGCGAGCGAGCAGTTCCCGGTCGAGGACGTCGCCGGTGGCTGACTTGAACAGGTCGGACGTGGACAGGGCTTCCTGGACGGCCAGGGCGGCGCGGGGGTCGCCCTTGGTCCAGACGCGGTCCCACAGGCGTGCGGCCTCGACGATCGCTGCGGCACGCTGCGGCGAGTACTGGCGCCGCACCAGGGGGGAGGTGCCGCTCATCGTGAGCGACTCGGTGAGCCCGAAGGACTCGATGACGGTGGTGGTCACGTGAGGGCTCCTCAGACCTGGGCGATCTTGACGGGGATGGTGCCGACGCCGGTGCCCTTGGTGGCCAGCGCGTAGCCGAACAGCGTGTTGCCGGTGGCGGTCGCGGTGACGGCGCCGCCGGTCGGGGGGATGTAAACGGGGGTGCCGACGGCGGTGATGGCGCCGGTGACGGGCAGGTCGAACGCGCCCTTCATCCAGACCGTGGCGTAGCCGTCGGCGTTGCCCCCCTCGCCCTCGGCGGTGGCCGTGACGCCAACCAGGGAGCCGACGATCACGCCGACACCAGAGGCGGTGTCAGCGGGGACGGGCAGGGAGAGGCGGTCCGCGTCGCGGAAGCGCTCGTTGCGCATGGTCAGCTCACCTTCCGGCCGAAGGCGGAGCCCACGGCGCTGTCGATGTCGGACTCGGTGATCTGGGTGCCGCCGCCGGTCGTGCCGTCGTGCGTGTGGCCGCGGTGGGCCTCGGTGACCGAGCCCAACGTGCCGAACAGCGGCTGCGGCACGGCGGGGGCGATGTCGGCGAACTCGGCCTCGGCGTCGGCCACGGCGGCCTCCACGGCCGCGGTGAGCGCCTCGTCGGCCACCCTGCCGTCGGTGACGGGCAGGGCGGCGACGATCGACTCGACGACGCGCGCCTGGGTGCGGGCGCGGCCGGCCAGCGCCTTGGACTCGGCGACCTTCGCGGCCACCTTCGGGCGGGCGGCGTGGCGGGCGTTCGACTCGGCCAGCGCGGCCTCGGCGGCATCGGCCCGCGCCTGGGCGGCCTCGGCCAGGGCGGCCTGGTCCCGCAGCGCGGTGACCTCGGCCTCGGTCAGTTCGGGCACGAGGCCCTCCAATCCGTGTGACTCGGTTGTCGGGGCGAACGCCCCTTCGGTGACCGCGGGCGCGGTCGGCTCGTCCCAGAGGTCGCGCTGGTACAGCTGCGGTGCGTTCGCCTCCAGGGAGGCGACGAACGCGGCCAGGGCGTCGCCGATCCCCGAGGACAGCGCGATGCGCTCCTCGCGGGTCAGGCGGCCGTCGCCGAACATGTCGTCGGCGAGCACGGTGAAGCTGCGGTGGATCGCGGCCTCCACCCACTGCCCGACGTTGCGGGCCTCGGCGAGGTGCTCGCGGGTGGGGCGGGCGGACTCCAGCAGCTGCGCGATGCGCCCGCCGCGGCCGGCGCGGGTCACCAGGTCCACCGAGGTCGCCTGGACCAGGCTGGTGATGATGCGCCCGCGGCGGCCCTCGGCTTCCCCGATCTCGACGTCGCCGGAGGCGCGGATGGAGACGCCGATGACGTCCTTCATCTCGGCGACCAGCTGCTGGTAGGGGCCGAACACGCGGGCCTCGGCGACCAGCGCGGTGCCGTTCCAGGTGGCGTCGGTGGTGAGGACGGCGGCGAGGTCGCGCACGGACCGCTCGGGGCGGTCCCGGTCCTCCGAGGCCGACGGGTGGTCGATGTACATGTGGGTGCCGGCGGGGAACACGCGGTCGCGGCCGGCGGCCTCGAGCACGGCGGGGCTGTAGTAGCCGGAGGAGCCCCAGCCGGGGGTGATGAGCTCCAGGGCGACGCTGGAGCCGGTGGCCTCGCTGAGGGCGTGCTCGGCGCGGGTCTCGGTGAGCTGCTCGGGCATCAGCCACCCACCCGCGGCGGCCAGTTCCACGTGCCGGGGCCGTCGCCCTGGGGGACGTCGAACTCCTGGTACTGCACCTGCGCGCCCGCGGTCATCACGTGCAGGTGCACGTGCGTGTCCGAGGACAGCGGCGGGATGTGGCCGAGCTCGACGCCGGTGGGGTCGAGGCTGTCGGCGCTGACGGTGACGATGGCCGGCAGCACGTAGCCGCGGGTCTTCGCCCGGTAGTGGACGACGCGGCCGACTGTGGGCAGCACGGCGTCTCCTCTCTACGGTGTCGGGGATGGACGCTGGCGAGCCCGAGGTGTGTGAGCACCGGTGGCTGCTGGTGCGCGCCGTGCTGGACGGCCGAGGGGCGTGGCGCGAGTACGAGTGCGCCGACTGCCCGGCGACGGCGGTGCAGCCCGCGTCAGGCGACCTGCGCGACGGGTAGGCCCCGGGCGGGGGTGACCTGGAACGAGCGCCGCCAGTCCGCGTTCGGCTTCTCGGTGGCCAGCGACGACCACGGGGCGCCGTCGTCGAGCGCCTTGAGCCGGCCGGGCCCCATGATCGCGAGTTGCTGGTCGCGGGGCAGGCCGCGGAAGTGGTCCTCGGCGGAGAGCCGGGCGAGGCCGGCGGGCTCGTCGAGGTCGAGGCCGAGTTCGCGCCAGGTCTTGGTGCGGACCATGCGGGTGCACCGGCAGTTGGGGTGACCATCCGGGCCGGTCTCGGTGAGTTCGTGCATGGTGCCGTCCATCGCCCAGCAGGCGGGACAGGTGGTCGCGGACCTGGAGGACAGCCACTCCCAGCCCTGCAGCGTGCTGCTGTTGGCCTGCCCCCACGCCATGGTGGCGGCGCGGGCGGCGTCGTTCAGCTCGGTGCGGCTGATGGCCATGGCCCGGGTGAGTGGCAGGTCCACCCCGCCGGCGCGGGCGAGGCGGACCATGTCGCGGGCGACCTTCACCGGGTTGTCCGCGGCCGACGCGCCCCGCACCAGCGCGGTGCGCACCGCCTCCTGCCCGGCCTGGGCGAGGGGGCGGGTGCGGGCGGTGATCTGCTGGCTGGTGCGGGCGACGATCGTGTCGATCACGTCGCTGTTGACCGTGGACAGCAGGTTGCCGGGGAACTGGCGGGGCAGCTGGCTGCCGGCGATGGCCGCCTGCGCCTCGACCGCGATGCTGGTGACCTGCCCGGCCCCATCGGTGATGACGACCGCGGACTGGGCGGCCAACCCGTCGAGGCTGTCGGCGATGGCCTGCAGCGCCGAGGCGACCTTGGACGAGCGCAGCAGCCTCGTCTGGGTGATCGGCTCGTCGGCCAGGTCGAGCAGGGCGGCGGTGAGCTGACCGACGACGGCATCCCACGCGTCCACGTAGGCGCGGGTCAGCTCGCGCAGCTGGGCGTCGGTGACGGCGTCCAGGTCGAGCACAAGGCGGCGCATCAGCCGCAGCGTGCGCGCGGTGACCGGCACGCAGCCTCCCGGGTCTGTCGGGGGATGCCGCTACGGTGCGCGGCGGACCGGTCGCACCCGGCGACCGGAAGACGAAAGAGGGGTGACCGCGTGGCGGTCGAGGTGAAGGTTCCGAAGCCCGGTTCGACGTCCGTCCTGACGGACTCGTACGAGAACGGGGAGTCCTTCGGGATCAAGGACGGCATCCTGCACGTGTTCAGCGAAGCCCACTACCAGCGGACGACCGATCAGATCGCGGTCTACGCGGCCGGGCACTGGATCTCGGCCGTGGTGAAGCAGGGCTAGCGGGCGCCGAGCCGCTCCCGCTGCGGCTGCCGCTTGGCGCTGGTCGTGGCGACGTGCTCGCGGATGGCGGCCTGCGCCGCGCGCACCTTGGCGCGGGCCGCCATTGTCATACTCACCGGTACGCCTCGGCGGCCTGCGAGCCGGGCGCCCCGTTGCGCTCGCGCTGCACCGCCGCCACCGAGGCGGCCACCCGCGGGTCGATGAAGTCGCCGTCGTCGTCGGTGAGGTCGTCGAGGACCTCGTCGACGTCCTCCACGCCGAGCGCCTCCAGCGCCAGCCGCACCAGGATCAGCGGCGGCACCGTGCCCAGGTCGTCCGCGAGGCCGAGGGCCTCCAGGCGGTCCTTGAGCGGCATGTCCTCGACCGGGGGGAACGTCACGTCCACCGTGGCGTCGGCGTCACCGGTGAGGGTGAGCGCCTGCCGGGCCGGCCCCACCTGCTCCACGTCCCCGGGCAGCACCTGGTCCTCGGCGGCGACGAGCAGCACGTGGGCGAACAGGGCCTTGAGCCAGTCGGTCCACAGCTGCTGCCGGGAGCCGGTGGTGAGCTGCAGCGGCCGGTCCAGCGTCTCCGCCACCGCCCGCGCCCCGGTGGTGCCGGGGTCGGCCAGCAGCATCGTCAACGGCACGTCCAGCGCCGCCGCGGCCATGCCCGCCAGCGGCTTGCCGGAGTCGGCGTTGATCGTCGCCCCGGACGAGTGCATCGGCGCCATCGCGGCGTCCGGCGACATGAGCGCGGTCGCCCCGACCGGATCGGTGGCCTCCCCGGTGACCGGGTTGGTGCCCCGCCCCTGCTGCAGCGCCGCCCGCACCCGCGGGGCGTGCTTCGCCGGCGCGGTCGCCTTGTACGCGTACCGCGCCAGCGACTTCATCAGGCCGGCCCACGACGACAGGTAGTCGGCGTAGCCGCGCGCCCAGTCCAGCGCCGCGTACGTGTCCGGGATCCCCCATGGGGCGTCGGTCACGGCGTTCACGGCGCAGTGCTGGATGGGCTGGTCCCAGCGCACCGGCTCGGTGCCGATGAGCATGACCCGCTCGCGCAGGGCGGGCCGGTACTCCAGGGTGGGGTGCCACTCGGTGCGGGTCACCCGCTGCGGGGCGGCGACCCGCCCGTCGGGGCCGACGAACCGCAGGTCGGTGACCGTTGCCGTCCACTGCCGCTTGTACAGCCAGACGTCGGTGGAGTCGTTCGGGTTGGCGATCGAGTCGACGATCTGCGCGGCCGGCACCATGCGGGGGCGCACGGTGCGCGCCGCCGGGTCGTGCACGGCGAGGACGAAGAACTCCCCGCGCACGCCGAGGTCGGTCTCCCGCTCCTCGCGGGCCTGCGCGGACCCCAGGGTGCGCTGGTAGTCGGGGGAGTCCAGGAACGCCTGCAGCAGCTCGTTGACGTCGGCGTCGCGGGCGGCGACCTCGCAGCCGCGGCCCCACACGTAGTTGCGGCGGATCCGCAGCCCCCGCCCGATCAGCGGCGACTTGACGTAGGCGGCGAGGCAGGTGGAGTGGATGGTGAGCAGCCCGGCGCGGGTGAACGACTGGGCCTGCTCCATGCCGAGCTTGCGCCAGCCGGCGTCCTCGCGGGCGAGCTGCTCGAGGCCGGCGAGGGACTCCTGCACGACCTCGAGCTGGTTGGCCAGGGCGGCGTGCTCGGCGAGTGGCACCGACGCCTCGGTCACGGGCTCGGGGGAGCGGAAGTAGTCGAGGAGGCCCACGCGGCTGCCCTCCTCGTCAATACAGGCTGATCCGCATCTCGGCGTCGAGCTCGTCGTCGTACTCGTCGCCTGGGTCGGTGTCGTCGCCGAACAGCAGCGGGCTGATCAGCAGTCGGTTCACCGCCTGCGTGAGCGCGTCCACGGCGTCGTCGTGGGCGCCGTTGGGGAACGCCGCGGCCTCCTCGATCAGATCGTCGACGTTGGGCAGCAGCTCGGCGGTGGGCAGGTGCACGTTGCCGGCCTCTACGAATGGGGAGGCGGCGTTGGCGCGGGCCACCTTGCCGCCCTCCGGCTCCACCGGGATGAGGCCGGGCACGGTGCGCGCCAGCATGCTGATCACCGCAGGGCCGTTGGCCTTGTCCTCGACGAACTTCGCCAGCGCCTGCGGCCACCGCGCCGACAGCGCCTTCACGGCGGTCAGGGTCTCGGTGAACGACATGCGGCGGCGCACCTGGTCGAGCAGGTACAGGTGAACGCCCCGCCTGAGCCACACCTGCCCGACGACGTAGTCGGCGCCGTCGGTGCCCTTGAACGCCAGGTCCCAGGACTGCGCCACCTGGTCGCCGTCCGACAGCGGCACCCACATGGACCCGTCGTCCCGTTCGACGGCGAGCGGGGTGTCGTAGCGGGCCCACTGGTCGCGCTTGAACAGCGCGCCCTCCGCCGGGGCGGGGCGGCCCTGGTAGAGCGACGCCCAGGTGCGGGCGCCGGAGCGGACCTTGATGGCCTGCCACTGGGCGGTGGTGCGGCCCCGGGCGGACAGCATGAACTCGCCCGGCTCCCGGCCGAGCGGGTCGGTCTCGCCCTTCTCGGGCATGTGGTCGGCTTGGGCGGGGATGTTCAGGACCCGCCACAGGTGGCCGTCCTCGGCGGCGAGGAGGCGGCCGGCGAGGTCGTCCTCGTGCCAGCGGGTGAGGATGATGACGACGGGCGCGCCGGGGGCGAGGCGGGTGGAGGCGACGTCGGTCCACCAGTCCCACACGCCCTGCCGGTACACCGCGGAGTCGGCTTCCTTGCGGTCCTTGATCGGGTCGTCGATGACCATCAGGTCCGCGGGGCGGCCGGTCAGCCCGCCGCCGATGCCGACCGAAAGCACGCCGCCCTGGTGGCCGGCCAGCGTCCACTCGTGCACCGCGCCGTTGTCCGGGGCGATCGACAGCCCGAGCTCGGGGTGGCTGGTGATGCGGTTGCGGATCGCTCGGCCGTTGCGGGTGGCCAGGCCCTGGCCGTAGGAGGCGACGACGATGCGCGTCTCGGGGTTGTGGGTGAGCACCCAGGTGGGGAACTCGCCGGCGACCCGGGTGGACTTCCCCTCCTGCGGGGGCATGGTGACGATGAGCCGCCCGTCGGGGGTGTTGAGCACGTCGACGAGCGCGGTGTCGATGAGGTCGAGGGCTGGGGTCTGCACGGTGGCCGGGTTGATGGCTCGGGCGAGCTCGCCGGGCGTCTGCCAGCGGGGCCCGGGCGATTGCTCGAAGGCGGCGATGGCGGCGTCGAGCCAGGCGGGGGCGGCCACGGGCGCGCCCCCCTCTGTCAGCGGGTCGGCCGCAGGGTGTCGGCCAGTTCGTCGAGGAGGCCGCCGATGCGCCGGTCGAGCGCGTCGAGCTGGGTGAGCCGGTCGAGCACTTCGTTCTGGATGGCGCGGCGCCGGTCGTGGATCCGCCGAAGTTCGGCGGTGAGCACGTCACGGGGGCGGGGGCTGGGGATGCTCACCCGGCTGGCGCCGGGTGGGCGGCGCGGCAGTCGTCGCAGGCCGCCATCCACACGTGGTGGCGGTAGCAGCGGGGGGTGCGGAGTGTGGACATGGCCGTCTCCGAAAGTTGTCTAGACACCTAGACTTGACGTGGCTACTGCGCTAGACTTAACGTATGCCGAAGCCGATGAAGCGCCGCGAGGTCATCAAGCACCTGGAGGCCATCGGCGCGACGTTCCTGCGGGAAGGGGGCGAGCACACCGTGTACGCCTGCCCCTGCGGCCAGCACACCACGGCCGTCCCACGACACCGCGAGATCACCGCCGGAGTCGTCGGCAGCATCCAGCGCCAGATCGAGTGCCAGCCGAAGGGGTGGTTGCAGTGAGCGAGTACCGGGCCATCGCCCGACGAGAGGGCAGGTGGTGGGCCATCGAGGTTCCCGGCGTCGGCTGGACCCAAGCCCGCCGCTTGGACCAGGTGGAGCACATGGCGTGCGACCTGGTCGCCTCGATGAACGACGTCGACCCCTCGACGGTGTCGGTGACCGTCGAGGCGCACGTGTCCGACGAGCTGGACGAGCTGCGCGAGCGCGCTGCTTCCCTCGGCCGGGAAGCCGAGGAGGCGACGGCGCGAGCCCAGTCCGAAAAGCGCCGGCTGGTGCACGAGCTGCAGGCCGCGAACCTGCCGGCTCGCGACATTGGTCAGCTGGCCGGCATCAGTCACCAGCGGGTGTCGCAGCTGACGAAGCCCGATCGCGCCAGCGGGCCGACCGAGGTCGTGACCTACCGCTGAGTGCCCGAGGATCGGTGCCGGCCACCGCCGCATCACTCGCGCTCCGGGCGCTCCCCAAGTCGGCGGGGGACGTTGTGGCCCCGGGGGACGTGGGCGCGGACTCGCAGCGCTGCTGTGGTGTGTCTGCGGTGGCGCTCGGCGCGTGCCCCCGGGGCGGGGCTGCTGTCCGGGAGGCCCCCCGAACAGCAAGAAACCCCGGGTCGCTCTGCGTATCCCCAGGGTTCTGCGGCGGCTGTGGACACAGCTCTGCCAGTGCGCATGATGGTGTCGCAACTGTGCGTGCGCGTCAAGTCGCGCGCTGTGCGCGTGTCGCCAGTTTAATCTTCGCGTCGTCCACGTCGTACAGCGGCGCCCGCGTGCCGGTGTGGCAGGCGACCGGCTGCAGATTCCGGCGCACCCACGAGATGTGCGCGCCAGTGGTGAACACGATGAGCTGCCGGGTAACGACGGTGCGCCCGGTGTCGTCGTACTGCGGCTCGGGGTGGGGCAGCAGCGCCCGGCCGCGCCTCATGGCCGCCACTCCGCGCGGAAGTCCGGCCGGTCGGCGTAGAAGCTACTCACGGAGGACCTCCCCAGAAATTCGGACCAGACCGGCGGCGGCCGCCGCCGCTATGGCCCAGCCGAGCAGCCCGCCCACCAGCAGCCCCCAGGAGGCGCACACGGCGAGGACGGCGGCCAGGACGAGGAGGGCAAGGGCGCGGATCATCGCCACTCGTCGCGGAAGTCGGCGAGGTCGTCACTCATGACCTCATCCTGCCGCGTGCCAGCTCCTGCTCGAGCGCGGCCAGGCCAACGGCCAGCGCCTCACCGTGGGTGCCGGCGCTTCCGGATGCGTGGCAGGTGAACAGGTCGGCGCTGTGGACCTCCCAGATCCAGCAGCCCCAGTCCTCCGCCCAGGGGTCCCAGCTGCGCCACACCCGCAGCCGGGGCGGGTGGGTGACGAGGGCGAACGCGGTCACCTCGGCCGGTGGGGCGGCGGCGCGCTTGACGGCGGCGAAGAAGGGGGCCAGTGCGCTCCAGGGGTTCACGCGACCGCCCCGTGCCGCCGCAGCACGTCCAGCCCCGTGTACGAGGCCCCGCACGTGCCGCAGGTGGCGGTCCCGGCGTCCCAGCGCACGGTGCCGCCGCACGGTTGCCCGCCGACGGTCTCCCGGCACCGCGCCCGCCCCTGCGGCCGGGGCCGGCCGTTGGCCGCGCGCAGCAGCCCCCACAGGGCGCGCATCTCGTCGTAGAACTCCCCGGCCCAGTCCTGCGCGAGCACCCAGCCCAGGTGGTCGGCCAGCACCCGCCGCTCGGAGGCCACGGTGAGGCGGGGAGTGACGACGGCGCGGAACGTCCACACCTCGCAGGTGTGGTGCCCGCACGGCGGCGCGTCGACGTCGCACACCGGCCCGGGCGGGGCAGCGCGGCGCCGGTAGGCGAGGGCCTGCGTGGGTCGCACCAGCTGCCGGGCGTCGCGCACGAGTGCGGCGTAGGACCCGAGGGTGTCCAGGACCGAGGGGGTGGCGTCCAGGCCCCACTCGTCGGCGTCGTCGTAGGCGATACGGCCGGTGCCACGCCGCGGAGTCCGCAGCACCATGACGTCGAGGTTGCCGACGGACCGTTGGGAGGCGAGGCCGCCGGGGCCGCCGGTGCCGGGCTCCCGGCCGGCCATGGATGGGGTGGCGTCGAGCATGGCGACCTCGTCCAACAGCTGTGCCAGCCACTGGCCGAGCTTCTCCGCGTCGGGACGGCACAGGCTGTGGCCGGGCCCGGCTGGGCGGGTACAGGTGGCGGCGGCGCACACGGCGGTGTCGTGCTCGAGCTCGGTGGTCACGGGATCACCGTGCCGAGGCCGTCAGGCACCGGCTCCCGCAGCGGGACCTCGACGGTCTCCTGCTTCACGCCGAGGATCTCGCTGGTGTACGGGTCGCGGTCGGTGACCTTCCGGCCCTGCTCGTCGACGACGTACAGCGTGGCGGTGATGACGCCGTCGCGGATCACGACGCCGGGGGCGGTGCGGTTCGGCTCCAGGTCGTGAGCGCGCAGCCAGGCGTGCAGCGCATCCGGGTCGCGGTCGACGTCGTCCATGGTCAGTTCGATGGCGCTCACGGGGTCTCTCCGTCCAGCAGGAGCCTGTCGGGGCAGGGGTAGGCCTTGCGGCAGCCGTCGCACACCTGGCTGTTCTCGCTGCCGGCCCAGGCGGTGGGCTGGTGGCGCTGGTCGAGGGCGGCGAGGCGGGGCAGGGCCTCCAGTGCGGCGGACACCTGCGGGTCGGCGAGGACGCGCAGCGCGGCGTCGTGCGGGCCGTGGAGGCCGCCGGCGTACACCCAGCGGTCGATGACCTGCGCGAGCCGCTGGTCGAGCGGGGTGGTGACGGCGGTGGCGCTCACGTGTCGCCCCCGAGGGCGCGGACGGTCGGGCAGTCGTCGGTCAACCCGAACGAGCAGGAGGCGCACGCGTCGTAGTCGGCGCCGTCGTGGTGGAGCGCCCGCACGCGGTCGAGGGCGGCGAGCGTCGGGGCGAGCGGCCCGGACAGCAGTGCGCCGGCGTTCGCCCGGTAGTCGGAGTGCAGGTCGAGTTCCCCGGTGAGGTAGTGGTTCCAGTCGACACCGTCTGACTCACAGATCGTGCGGGCGATGCGCTCGCGGAGCTCGTCGCCGGGTGCGCCGTCGCCCACCGGGACAGCGGCGCGGGCGAACTTCGTGCAGCCGTGGTCGTGCACGTAGGCGGATCGGCAGCCGCAGGGCTCGCCGTCCAGCCCTGCCGCCTTCGCCATGTCCTCGAGCGCGGCGGTCTGCTCCTGCCAGGTCGCGAACCCGTCCAGCGGGCCGTCGTCGGGCTGGCCGGTCATGTCGTCTCCTCGGTTCGGGCGCGGAAGGCGGCGGCAGCCACGGGCCAGGTGAAGCCGCTCGGTCCGTGCTCGTGCTCGTCGCCGTTGTGGCCGCGACGGAGCGTGCAGTCGAGCCAGTCGCCGTAGGTCTCGGCGAAGTGCCAGTCGGGGGCTCGCTCTTCCTCGCCGCACGGGTCGGGCAGGAAGTCCCCGAGCCCGACGGAGTCGCGGCCTCGTTGCTCGGCCTCGGCGATGAGGGCGCGGACGGTCTGCTCCAGCGCGGCGGCGGCCCGGTCGATCGCGTCGCCGGGCAGCGCCACCTGCACCTCGTCAATCCATGCCAGCGCCTCGGCGAGCCGCTGGCGGATGCGGTCGCCGGTCACGTGTCACCCCACAGGGCGGCGGCGCGGGCGCGCAGTGAGCTACGGGTGACGAAGGCGGGGTGCCGGGTCCAGGCGTTGCCGGGATCGTCGGCGGCCTCGTTGAGCTTGTCGGCGGCGTGCTCGCGGGCGATGCGTTCCACCGTCGCCGTCAGCGCGGCGGCGTCCTGCAGCGCCCGGGAGGCGGCGTGCGGCTCGTCGGCGTGCGCCCGGTACAGCACCTGGGCGAGCTCGTGGGTGATGCCGTCGGGAGTCACCGGCGCGACCCGTCGAGGTTCCGCGGCTTGCAGTAGCTCGTACGGTGCCACTGCTCAGACCGCCCGCACTTGAGGCATCCCGGCCATGGGGCGTTGGGCCATAGCCGCTTTTCCTCCCGCCGCTGCTGTTCGGCGAGGGCGGCGGGCACCTGCTCGTTGATGCCGTCGCGGAGGGTGGCGAGGACGCGGGCCCGGTCAGCGGCGGTCACGACAGCTCCCACGAGGGGCCACGCAGGTCCATGACCTGTACCGCGTCGACCTCCCAGTCGGCTTCGGTCAGCACCTGGTGGAGGTGTCGGCCGCAGGCAAACCAACGGACGATCGGCTGCATGTCGCCGCCTTCGTAGTTCTGGATCGACCACACGGCGTAGGCGGTGCAGCGGTCGCACCGGCTGTCGTCCTCGACCTGCGCCGGGGTTGGCTTCACGCTGCGTCTCCTTCGGTGGCGGGAACAGTGCAGGTGTCGTCGTGCCGCCCGGCGGCGAGCTGGCACACGGGGCAGGTGGGCACTGCGAGGAGGCCGGCGCGGTCGGCGGCGACGTAGGCGGCGGCGCACACGGCGAGCCAGCTGGCGGTCCAGGCGCGGGCGGGCAGCAGCGCCAGCCACAGGACGGCGGTCACCGGGAGCCGCCGAAGGGCTCGGGGATGCGCGGGTCGTCGCGGTCCAGCGCCTCGCCGGTCTGCAGCCAGTGCAGGAGGCGCCCGAGGGACTGGCGGTCGAGGTAGGTCCCGGCGTCCTCGTAGCCGTAGGTCAGCGGGCTGTCCGGGGCCATCGACAGGTACACGCGGTCGTCCGTTCCACGCGGCGGGTCCAGGCTGACGGTGTGGTCGCCGGTGTGGGCACGCAGGTTGATGCGGTCGATGGCGGGCTTGTCGTCGTTCACGGTCGGGCTCCTTCGCGGCGGTGGGCGGTGGCGCAGTCCGGGCAGGCGGCCATCCAGATGTGGTGGCGGTAGCACCGGGCCGGGGGCGCTGGTGGGCGCGGGGCGGGGGTGGTCATGCCGGTCCCCAGCCCTGGTGGCACTCCCAGTCCTCGCAGCCGGCTGCGGTGGTGTCTCCGCAGCGGCGGCAGGTGGCGGGCGTGGTGCAGTCGCAGCCGGTGGCGGCGACGCAGCCGTCGGGGCCGTGGATGGCGGCCACGTGCCCGCACGGGCACAGGTCGAGGGCGGTCATGCGGCCTCGCCCAGCGCGCGGAGCCGCGCGGACACGACCCGCACCACCCCGGGGTCGGCGACGTCCAGGCCCAGGTCGGACAGCACCCCGCGGATCACCTCCGCCACCAGCTGCCCCTGCCGTTCGGCCAGCTGCACCTGCCGTTCGGCAAGGCCGGCGGCGACGGCCTTGGTGGCCATGGCGGCGGCCCGGTCCCGCTCCTGCGCTTCCAGCGTGACGAGGCCGCGGATGGCTTCGCCGGTGGCGAACACCCCGCCCTCCTTGTCGGCGGCGTACGTGTGCCCGATGAGGGCGGCCACACCGCCGGTGGCGAACACCCGCGCCAGGTCCTGGGCGGCCCGGTCCCGGTCCGCGCCCGTGTCGGCGTTCGGCGGGAGCTCCTCGCCCATGCTGTCGGCAGCGCGGAGCCGCTCGGCGGCGTCGTACGCCTCCTCCAGCAGCTGCCCGTACAGCTCCGCCCGGCGCACCGACTGCGTCATCAACCGCAGCAGCGTGATCCCGGGGTCGAGGGTCTCGTCGCCCAGCCCCCAGCGGGACACCTCGACCACCACGGCGCCCTTGGCTTTGTGCTCGGCGGCGGGGCGGCCGGCGTGCCGGATGCAGGCGTCGGTGCCGTCGACGGCTTGGGCGCCGCACGGGTCGCCGGACTTCTTCCGCTTCGAGCACTTCACCGGGCCACCGCCTCGGCCATCTCGATCGCGTCCAGGACGGTCTGCGCAGCGTGCGGATCCCGGACGGCGAGGGCGTGGAGCAGCGACCTCACCGCGTGCAGATCGCGGGCCCGCAGGGCGCTGGCGATGGCATCGAGCAGCTGCTCCGTCGTCGGCACCTCGCCGCTCACGGCTGGTTCACCGGGGCTGGAGTGTTCATGGGGTGGGCCGGGCTGAGGGCGGCGGCGATGGCGTTGCGGAGTCGGTCCGCCTGCTCGCGTAGGACGATGCTCGCGTCTTCGTGCGCCGCGAAGGCGGCCAGGTCGTTCACAGCCGAGTCCTTCGCGGCTGCGATCCCGAACCGGTGGCCCCAGTGTTCGATCTCATCGGCGAGGTCGAGCGCGGCGCGGAGTGCGGCGGTGAGCTGGGGGACCGCACGGGGGAGGTACATGCCGGCCTCGAAGGCGGCCCAGCCGCCGGTGCGCCACCGCTCGTGCGCGGCGTCGAGCTGGTCCAGGAGGTCGCGGGGGCCGGTCACTGGCAGCCGCCGCAGGGGCAGGTGGCGCGGGCGCTGCGGGCGGCGAGCGCCACCAGGAAGGCGAGGGCGATGCCGGCGCCGGTGAGGGCGCCGATGATGGTGGTCAACATCGGGTGGTTCTCCTGTTCAGGTGGGGCCTCACCTGCGGGTGAGGCTCAGCGTATCGGACTGGTGGACGTTCCGTCGCCTACTGGTGGACGCCGCGGGCAGCCGTGTCGCCGGCGTGGGCGGCGCGGGTCTCCTCGAAGAGCTGCCGGGCGCGGGCCCGCCCTTCGGGTGTGGAGTGCGACGGTGGCGGCGGGGCGTCGTCGAGGGCCGGCGGGAGGGTGAAGCCGGCGTCGTCGACGGCGTCCATGAGGTGGGCGGCGCGCTCGGCCGCGTGGGGGGATCCCCATTCGGTGAGGAGTTCGGCGAAGCGGTCGCGGAGGAGCTGGCGGCGGGCGACGGCCGCGGGTTGGCGGGCGGGCGTGATGGTCACGGGGTTACTTCCTGGTCCGGGCGGGGGCGGTTCTCGGGGGCTCGCGCGTTACGTTCCGCAAGATGAGCACTCTTGGTGACCATCTCGTCTCCGTCAGTCCGTCCGTCCGTTCGTTGGGAGTCCGCGAACTGAGTCAGTGGACTGACTCGCTGGACTGAGCCGGTTCAGCGATCGGTGGAGTGATCGGCGGTGAGTCGTCGGTGCCGATCCAGGTAATCGGCAAGTCGGCGCAGCAACTCCGGGTCGTCCTGGGCCATCCCGAGCGCCGTGTTGCAGCGACCGCAGAGAATGCCGCGGCGACACCGCGCGCAGGACTTCACCGGGCCACAGCAGAGGTGGTCGTGGTCGACGACCCAGCCCTTCGGCCCGGGGTCGTTCGTGCCACAGGTCAGGCAGCCACCTTGGGCGAGGGCAGCCTGAGCCTTCTCCATGCGGGTCATGCCGTGCCGGCGGCGGGGGGCCGCCTCGGACTCGCATGCGCGGCATTGGCCCTGCCGGCCGTCGACGCTCGTCGGGTGGCGGTTGAAGTCGCCGAGGACCTTGACCTGGTGGCAGGCGATGCACCGCTTGATCTGCGACTTCACCGGGTCACCGCGGCGTTGTCCTGCCAGCACGAGCACGACGGCCCGTGCCACCGGTTGCAGTTGGCCTTGAGCGCGCCGACGCGCTGCGCTTCCTTCTTGGCCGCGGTGACGACGGCGAGCTCCTGGCGGACCTCGAAGTTGTGGATCCGCCAGCCACCCTCGACGGCGTGCCAGAACCCGTGCTTGACGAGCAGCGCGGCGGTGGTCTTGGTGGCGTGGATGAACGGCAGCGCGGTGGCGGGGATGAACCCGTCGGTGCCGTGTTCACCGGCCCAGCAGATGGCGAACGGGACCGACGCCGCGGCCTGCCACCGTTTCGGGGACGGGTCGTTGAGGAGCGCCAGCGTCTTGGGGTGGGAGGGCAGCCCGGTGTCCATGCGCACCCAGGGGAGGCCGGGCATCAGGCGACCTCGTTGGAGGCGCGGATGGCGGTGCGGTGCCGGACGACGGAGCGGGTGGTGATGCCGAGGCGGCGGGCGATCTCGTGCGCGGGGACGCGTAGCGCGCTGAGGCGGGCGATCTCGGCGCGGCGTTCCCCGCGCCGGCCGAGCGCCTCGGCGGACAGCTTCTTGACGTTGTAGCGGTCGGGCGTGAAGGGCCGGGAGCGGGTCGGCCCGTCGAGCCAGGCGAGGAGTTCGGCGGGGCTGCGGTCGGGGTCGACCATGGCGGCGAGGACGACCGCGAGGGCGTCGTGGCGGCCGGCGGGGACGCGGGCGAGGACGGCGGCGACGTCGTCGGGGCCGTAGTCGCGGACCGTGCCGACGAGTTCGGCGGCGATGGGCAGGAGCTGGTCGACCAGTTGTTCGTGGGCGGTGTCGCCTGCCGCGGGCATCCGTCGGCACCCGCGGCTATCTGGTGGTCGCTCTGTGTGACGGTGGGTGGGCATGGCTGTTCGTTCCCCCTTCGGTGCGTGTGCGGTGGTGGTGCGACCGGGTCAGGGGCCGGTCATGGGGACCGGGCGGCGCGCGCCGCGCGCTTGGCGGCCAGAGCCTCGATGCGGCCGTTGACGCGGACCGTGGTCGCGGCCTGGGCCCGCTCGAGGTCGTGCGCGGTCTGCACGGCGGCCATGCGTTCGGCGGGGGTGGCGCAGGCGGCGCACACCTTCCGGGTGCGCCAGACGGCGCGCGGCATGGGTGCGGCGCAGCGGCGGCACTCCGGCAGCGGCCTGGGCAGCCCCGACACGCTCACGAGGCCCGCCCTGAGACTGCTGGTGCAGCTGGTGTCCGGATGTGCCCAGGGCGAGTTAGCGGGATGGACGCCCGGACGGGGCCGGGCGCAGGCTGGCCGGCATGAGCAGCAAACCCCTCGTGACCGGCTACGAACTCCGCCAGGTGGTGACCCGGCACATGTCGGGGACCAGCACCGCGACGATGCGCGTGCCGCACGCCATCCCGCCGGGCCTGACCCTCGACGACCTGCCCGTGACGGCCCGGTGCGGGGCGACCGTGCAGCAGATCGGCAGCAAGCCGTGGCCGCCCGCGCAGCGCCTGGACTCCTCGGCGCTGCCCTGCCCGGTCTGTGACGCCATCGAGGTCGTCTAGCCTCGCCGCCGTGCCCGAGGTGTTCCGCCGGCTCGACCCGCCGCGGAGCGTGCTCGTGCGCCACGACGACGGCCGCTGGTACACCGGCTCTTGCTCCGGGTGGACCCGGCAGCCGGAGGGCGGCTGGAGAGCGATCGTCGAGTACACGGCCGCCGTCGGATCCAAGTACGTCCGCGCCGTCGACCCTGAGCACGTCGAGCTCGTCGGCGAGTAGGTCGCCATGCCGGCCCTGCCGTGGCCGCTACGGTCAGGGGACAGCCGACGCGGGGAGGCAACAGCATGCCGTCGATCGACCACCACGACCTGGTCTTGCGCATCGAGGACCTCGGGACTGAGTCCGCAGCCCATTGGGCGTCGAGGGCCGTCACCATGGGCGCGACCGAGGCGAACATCTCGGACGGCGGGTCGAGAGGGCTGGTGCTGACCATCTCCTTCCCGCCCAGCGCCGGGAACCGGGCCGCGCTGGACCTGGCGAACATGCTGGCGTTCGTTGCCGAGATCGAGGGTGTGTCGGCGTCGAATGTGCTGGCCCGGGTGATGGAAACCCGCGAGCAGGGTTGACCTCATCCCTCACCTGCCAGGGCGGCGGTGACCTGCCGGAGGAGGAACTCGGCGGCCGGCGGGGTGACGGCGTTGCCCAGCTGCTTGACGCGCTCCCGGCGGTTGCCGAGCACCCGGTAGTCGCCGTGGAAGGCCATGGCGCGCTGAATCTCGTGGGGCTCGAGCATCCGGAAGGTGCAGTCCTCGACCGCGGGAGCAGCCTGCGGCCAGCCGACGAGGGACTGGTGACCCTTCGTGGTGATGGTGCGGACCGGCTCGACGGCCGGGGTGCACATCTCCCCGCCGTCCCCACGCGAGCTGTTGTGCCGGACGAGCATGTGGTTGTTGCCGCCGGCGGTGACGGTGGCGAGGGGCTCATGGACGTGCCGGGCGGTGGAGTGGCCGCCGCGGAGCTCGGCGATGAAGGCGACGCCGGCGGTGTCGACGGTGCCCATGGTGGGCATTGGCCGGGCCGCGGGGACGGCCTCGCGCTGGTTGCCGTAGTAGGGGACGACGAGCGCGTCGGTCTCTCGAGCGGTGCGGGTGCGCATCGGCTCGTCGACCGACGTGGCCGTCTCGTTCCAGGTCCCATCCGAGGGGACTACGAGGCCCCGCGTCTCCGTCGTGGTCAGCGTCGCCGTCGGCTGGCTGACCGGCCACGCCCGGGCGTACACCGGGCGGCCATCCGGGTCCGTGCGCACGTACGTGTTGCCGCGCGCTTCGAAGGTGAGGGCCTGGCCGGCGTACTTCTTGAGCCCGGCCTCGATCCGCGCCAGCGTCTTCGCCGACAGCGGCTTGGCCCGGTCGCCGATCCGCTGGCCGGGCATCGACCAGTCGATGGCGTGCGCCGCGGGCAGCGCGTACGGCTCGAGCACGCTGTTGCGGCACTCGGTGCGGGGGCAGACGTAGACGTACTGCTGGCGATACCTCCCGACGCGGCGGCCGGGCTTCCACGACTGGACGGCGTGCACCTCGCGGTCGCACGGCTCGCACCAGGCCAGCGGCCGCGGGGCGACGTCCGGCGCCCGGTCGCCGTCCCGGTGGAACACCACGTACATCCGGTCGCGGGACTGCGGCGCCCGCGGTGCGAGCGCGGCGGGGGCGTGCATGGAGTTCAGCGACACGAGCTGGTGCGCGTAGCCCAGCGACCGCATGGCCAGCAGCCACGCGTCCCACATCACCCACTTCGCGGCGTCGACGACGTTCTCGACGACGATCGCCCGGTAGCCGTGCCGCTCGGCGAACCGCGGGACGTCCCACATCGTCGCCCGCGAGCGCTCGGCGGCTTCCGGCGGCAGCGTCTCTCCGAACAGGTCCGGCTGGGCGTGCCGGCGGACGCCCTTGGCTTGGGAGTGGTTGGTGCACTCCGGGGATGCCCACAGCAGGTCGGTGGTCGGCACCCGGCGGGGGTCGACCTGGGAGATGTCGGCGACCAGGTGGTCGGCGTCGGGGAAGTTCTCGGCGTGGGAGTCGACGGCGAGCTGCCAGTGGTTGGCGGCGAGCCGCAGCTCGATGCCGGGGACGGCGTGCGCGCCCTGCGCGGAGCCGCCGGCGCCGCAGAACAGGTCAGTCAAGGTCAGGCTCAACGGGGGTCCTCGCAGGTGCACGTCGCGCAGTGGCGCGGGCGGGAAGATGGGGCAGGCGCGGGCTCCGGCTCCAGCTCGGGCGTCGCGGTGTGGTGCTCACAGCCGCAAGTGACGCCGGCGTAGGTGCCGCGGCAGCGGTCGTGGAAGCCGGCCGCGCAGTGCCCGCTCCAGTAGCTCGACGGCGCCGGAGCTGTCTTGGCCGGGGTCATGCCGCCATCTCGCGCGGCCACGGGGGCTTCGGCTGGGCGCCGCGGCCGTTCCAGTGCACGAGCCACCCGTCGGCGATCAGGTCGGCCACCAGGTCCCGGGGCTGCCCGTTCAGCGGGTAGGCGACGGACGCCAGCCAGCGGGGGGCGTACTTGTCGGGCTTGGCGGTGTGCAGCACCACCGGGGTCCCGGGCGGCAGCAGTCGCGCAAGGTGGGCAGCGGCCTCCTCGCCGCCGGGCTCGGACAGTTCCCGGCCCGCCCCGCCCAGCAGGCGCACGGGTATCGGGTCGTCGTGGCGGCGGAACCCCCAGTCGATCCGGCAGATGACGGTGTCGATGTCGTGCACCTCGATGACGGTGGCGTTGTAGCGGAACGGCGAGGGGATCGCGACGGGCACGGTCACGCGGTCACCGCCAGGTGGTCGACGTCGGGCCAGGCGACCGCGTCGAGCGCCGCGGCGTGCGTCTTGGGCACGGTGGCGAGCGGGTGCCCGTACCGGTGCATCCCCATCGCGCGGAGCACGAAGGCGTCGGCCTGGTTGTCGTCCCCGAAGACCACGCCGTACCGGGCGGTCACCGCCGACACGATGGCGGCCTTCTTGCCGACGCCCTTGCCGGTGGCGTACTTCTTGAGCCCGCCGGTGGTGACCTCGGCGACCAGGTGCCCGGCGGCGAGCAGCTCGTCGACGACCAGCCACCACAGCCCGGACCGGTCGTGCTGGTGGCCGGTGCGAGAGTCGTACGCGGGTGCCTCGAGCACCACGAGCGCCATGCGCGGCGCGGCGGCCTCGGTGACGGCCAGGCACACCTGGGTGGCGAGGTCGGCGAGGCGAGCGTGCCGCACCCGCAGCGACGCGCCCTGCCGCCCGGACGAGCCGATGGTGCGCACCCCGGCGGCGGTGGCGATCCCGGTGGCCTGCAGGCTCAGGTCGACGCCCACGACGGGCAGGTGGGTGGCGGTCACAGGTCGTCCTCCCCGAACCGGTCGATGTAGCGGGCCAGCGGGATGCGCTCCCAGCCGTGGTCCCCGACGTTCGCCATCTCCTTCTCGTGGGCGACGTCGCGGCTGGCCCAGGTCACCCACACGCCGTCGTCCTCCATGCGGACCCCGCTGGTGTAGAGGCCGGAGCCGGCGAACACGTGCTCGGGCATCCCGAACTTCTTGCGGAGCTCGCGCCGGGCGTCGGGCCGGTCAAAGCGGGCCATCTCCGCCAGGGCGGTCTTGCCCGCCTTGGTGTTCGCTCGGGGGCGGACCAGCTGTGGGGTCTTGACCGGACGGAACCAGCCGTCGGGCAGCGGTATGTCGTCGGGCCAGGACAGGCCGGAGAACGCGCAGCCGCGGGTGAACGCACCGCGGATCCGGGCGTCGCTGTCGGGGGTGTCGTCGGGGACGCCGTGCGCGTCGTACAGGTCGGCCATCCACCCCCAGCGCGCGGCAGCGACCTGCTGCGCGCGGGCCTTGTAGTCCTCCGCCCAGGCCATGACCTCGGGCGTGGCGTTTCGATAGATCAGCAGGGCGGTCACCAGGTCCTCCGCAGGTCGTTCACCACGGCCTGGGCCTGGTTGAGGGTGGCCAGGTCCTCGGCGTCCATGACGTCCTCGTCCATCGCGCGGACGGCCTGGAGCGCCTCGTCCAGGGCCCGCATGCGTGCGGCGCGGGCGTTCTCCGCGGCGGCCAGTTGGTCGTCCAGGCGCTGCCGCCAGTAGTTGTCGCTCATCGGGCACCGGCCTCGGCGCCCTCGGGCTGCCAGTCGGCCGGGGGCTCGGGCACCCAGTCGTCACCCGGCTCGGCCGCCGGCGTCGGCGCGGCGGCCTGCTGGCCCTGCCCGCGGCCCCGCTTCGCCGCAGGCTCACCGCCCCCGGTGATCTCGCCCGCCGTCACCCGCGCCTGCGGGAACTCCTCCTCGCGGGTCACCTCACCGTTGCTGATCGACCGCCACACCACGCCCAGCGAAACGACGTCCTCCGGGGTCCACTGGTCGGGGCGGCGCCCAACCCGGTCCACCAGCTGCTGATCGGTGACACCGAGCTTCCGCATGGCGGCCGTGAGCTCGTCGATGCGCACGGCCAGCGGCCGGCCGCCGCCGTCCTTGAGCGTCTGCCGACACCGCTCCTTGGCCTCCTCGGTGAACCACTTCGGGAGGATCGCGAAGATCTGCTCGCGCAGCCGGCGCGCGCCCATGTTCGCGTTGTTCTCGTAGATGTCCCGCAGGTCGGTCAGCGCGACGCCGCCGGTGACGCCGGTCTTGTCGCGGCGGTGGGGGACGATGAACGTCGTCGAGGCGCGGGTGTTGTTCTGCACGTCCCAGGCGAAGGCCTGCATCTCGGACTGGCCGTGCGCGTCGTCGCGGCGCATCTCTGCCAGGCCGTACTGGACATTGCCGAAGCACCGAGCCAGCTCCCGGGCCAGGTGCACGGTCTCCCCGGTGACCGCGGAGCCGCCGCGGGAGTAGCGGAAGAACGCGCGCTCGGCGAGGAACTGCATCGAGCAGGAGTCGAGCATCTGCTGGCGGGCGTTCTGCAGGTTCCGCGGCACCTGCTGGGCGACCTGGACGGCGGCGGCGACCTCGGCGACGGCGCGGGCCTGCTCGACTGCGGTCGCCTGCCCGACGCGGTCGGCGGCGACGGGGGACTGGTTGCGGCCGATGGTGTCGAGCTCGCTCATGACTGGTTCTCCTTCGGGAAGCTGGTGGGGTGGGCGGCGCCGGCGATCACAGGAGGTCCTTGAACTCGTTGACCACCCACGGCGGCGGGCTGATGAGCTCGACCTGGTCGGAGTAGCCGGGCCAGCGGTCGGTGCGCTGGCAGTCGGCGTAGATCGACAGGGCCTGCTGGGAGAGCACGCGGCCGATGCGCAACGCGTCGTGGTCCAGCTCGCAGACCGTGACCGGGTACGGGGCGGTCTTCTCCTGGACCACGAACACGAACGCGATGTCCTCGGCGAGGCCGAGGGCGGAGACCGCATCGATGTACCAGGCGGCCTGCACGTGGTAGCCGAGGTTGAACGCGGTCTTGCGGAAGGCTCCGGGCTCGGCGCAGGCGGCGGTCTTGTAGTCGGCGAGGATGAGCCGGCCGCCTGGGGTGAGCTTGGGCAGCCAGTCGAGTCGGGCGCGGCGCCACACCTGCTGCTGCCGGTCGGGTGTGGCGACAGGGATCTGCTGGCGCCAGAACAGGGACTGTTCGGGCTTGCCGCCGCGCTCGGGGTTGAACAGCGCGGACGCCATCGGGTGCTGCCGGATGGCGGCGGCCATCGCGTCGACCTGGGCGACCTCGTGCGCAAGCAGGGGCACCTTGCCGGCCGCGTGGGCGGTGTCCCGCTGCTCGCGGGCGGCCTTGGTCTTCCAGTCGTCGGCGTCGACGGTGACGACGTCGGCGCCGACGCCGAGGACGGCCTTGTGGGCGGCGTGCCCGAGGTCGAAGGTGCGCTTCTTCGGGCTGCCGTGCAGCTGCTCGTGGCGGAAGATCGCGGGGCACGATGGGGGCAGCAGCTTCCGCGCGCCGGACGACGACAGCGAGCCGCCGGGCACCGGGTCGGCGTGGTAGTCGTCCTCGTGGAGGTCGGGGTAGACGCCGGGCTCAGTGACCTCGGGGGCGGCGAGGACCTCGGCGGCGGTCATGCCGCCACTGCCGGGGCGTGGGCGCGCATCGGCCACTCGCCGGTGGGGAGGTCGTCGGTGCGGCCCTGCCGGATCAGGTAGTCGCGGAACGACGCGGCCTGCTCGGCGGCCCAGTGGACCTGGGCGTCGTGCAGCTCCTCGAGCGACATGGCGCCGACCTCGGGGAAGCGGCGGGCGATCCGCCACATGACCCGGGCCGCGGCGAGGGCGTCGGCGGTGGCGTCGTGTGCGCCGCCGTGGGTGACGCCGTAGTGCGCGCACTGGGTCTCCAGGGTGCGCTTGCCCTTGCGGTAGCGGTCCACGGCCTTGTCGATGACGAACGGGTCCAGCACCAGGGAGGGCTGCAGGCCCCACTCGGTGAGGCCGTGCCGGCGCATCTCTCGGTCGAGGATCGTCAGGTCGTAGGACGCGTTGAACGCCAGGACCGGGACGCCGTCGTTCCAGGCAGAGGCGAGCTGGTTGGCGATCTCGCCGACGCACTCGACCGGCGGCCGGCCGTGCGCCCGGGCGTGCTCGGTGGTGATGCCGTGCACCGCCGCCGCGGCCTCGGGGATCTCCACGCCGGGATCGATCAGCCACGACGTGGTGTCCAGGTCGGCGCCGTCGATCCACACGGTGGTGGCGGTGACGATGCGGTCGGTGTCGCAGTTGACGCCGGTGGTCTCGGTGTCGAAGGCCAGGAATGGCCCGTTGTGCCAGCTCATCGGATGGCCTTCCAGCTGAGGGCGCCGCACTCGTTCTCGGGGTGCTCGCCGGGGATGAGGCGGCAGGTGCAGGTGCCGGGCCCGTCGGGGGTGCCGTCGGAGGGGTTGTCGAGCAGGGGCGCGCCGGTGGCGAGGAACGCGCGCATCTCGGCGTCGAAGGTGGTCACGAGGGCACCTCGTCCATCGGGTTGATGGCGGTGGTGTGGTCGTGGCCGGTCGTGCGGCGGTCGTGCTCCATGCCGCGGTGGCAGGTCGCCATGTGTCCCGCCCAGCCCTTGTGCGGGCCGTCCGGGACGATCCGGAACACGAAGCAGCGGCTGTCGCAGTAGCGGCAGTAGGCGCCGGCCATCACGCCACCGCCGTCCGTGCCGCGCGGCGTGCCTCGGCGGCCGAGTAGCGGGCCAGCCGCACCGCACCCTCGATGTCTGCGGCGACCCGCTCCCGGGTGCGCTCGTACCGGGCCTGGATCTCGTGGCCGACGGTCGAGAACGACATGCGTACCCAGTCGCGGTCGGTGAGCTCGTCGAGGTCGTCGGGCTGCCACAGGCCGTCCATCAACGACCACAGCAGGTGACAGTCGGCGTCGAGCTGCGCCCACAGCCGCTGCCGCGCGGTGACGTCACCGGCGTCGCCGAGCAGGAACGACACCAGGTCGTCCACGGTCATGACGACGTCGTGGTCGCCGGCGTGGATGGCGCGCAGGTACCAGAGGCGGGCGAGCTGCTCGGCGGTGCCGCAGCGCACCGGCTCCAGGCTCACCGGGTCACCTCGGCGTCGTCGTCGGGGCGGCCGGTGTAGACGATGACGGTGGCGCGGACGTCGTCGAGGGTGGCGACGCCCTGTCGGTTGTAGTTCGCCGTCTCGGCGTCGTCGTCGGCCAAGCTGAGGCGGTCGGCCAGGTCGTTGACCTCGACGACGTTGGAGAGGCCGACGTTCACCATCCAGCCGGTGTCCGCGTAGACGTCGTAGGCGTTGACGGACAGGGTCTTGGGGGCGAGGTCGAGGTCGCCGAGCACGTCGGCCGTCGCGTTGAGCAGCGTCCGCATGGTGGTGCGGTGGGCGCTGCGGGCGGTCACTGGAAGCCGCCCTGCGACGCGACGAGCAGCAGCTCGCCGAGGACGCGGGTGCCGAGCAGGAACCCGGCGAGGAAGGCGATGACGCCGACGGCGCCGGCGGTGGTGAGCGCGGCGTCGCGGGCGCGGGCCAGGTCGGCGGCGAACGGGGAGTGGCGGACCATCGCCCAGCGGCGGGCAAGGCGGGCGCGGGGGGTCGTGTAGGTGCGGGTGACCGGGGGCTTGGCCCACGGGAACCGCTCGGCGGTGGTGTCGGCCAGTCCGCCCTCGATCACGCGGATCCGGGCGGTGTCGGTGTGCAGCGGCGCGCCGGTGGGCGGGGCGAAGGACCCGGATCGGGTCCAGGAGCGGGCGGTACGGTTCACGGTGATCGACTCCTTCACAGTCGGTCGGAATGGCGGCGGTCCCCGGGCCTGGGGGCCGCCGTCGTCTGTTGTGGGTCAGGACGCCAGCGGCGTGGCGCGCTCCCGGCGGCGGCGGATGCGCTCCTCCAGCTCGTCGACCGAGGGGCCACCGGGCACGTAGGCCTCCTTCGCCGCCTCCCGCGGGGACAGCGCCGCCTGGCGGGCGCACGCCGCGGCCCACGCGCGGCCAGCAGCAGCGAGCGCTTCACTCCGGCCACTCACGCCGCCGGCCTCCCCGAGCTTTGGACGTCACGTCCGCCAGTGATGGATGTCGAGGGCACGACGAGTAGCTCGAGGGGGACGTCGAGACGCCTCGCGATCCGCTCGGCCACCCGCGGGGTCATCGTGTTCCTCCGCCCGGCGGTGAGGTGACTGATGAAGCCCTTGCTGACGCCGGCTGCGAGGGCCATGTCCTGGTAGGAGACGCCCTTCTGGGCCATCAGCGCCCGCAGTGTCGCTGCGCTGGTGAGCTTCATCCATGTCCCCTTCGGCCACCTGGCTCGCTTGATTCGTGCTGCGTACAAGTCTCCTCCTGGTAGACGCGACTGTCAACGACTGGTGGATGAAATGTCCGCTAGTGGTAGACGGTTGTCAAGTACTCACACGCGTGTTGTTCCGCAGCTAGGTCAAACGCCGTCTACCTCTTGCCGCTTCTTGGTAGACGAGACACGTAGCCTCAGCCGTCAAGCAGCGGTAGACGGCAGGGGAAAAGCGGTGGTTGAACGCGGCGAGGCGAGTCCCGACAGTTCCGGCGTGCCCACCATCGCGGAGCTCCTGCTCGCCTACCGCGACCGGACGGGCGCCTCCTACGCGGAGATGGCCCGGAAGGTCGGCGATGAACTCACCCCGTCGCGCATGCACCAGCTCGCCACAGCACCGCCGCAGCAGTTCCCCAAGCGGGCCCGCACGGTCGAGGCGCTCGCGGAGCTGCTTGAGGTGCCGGTCACCACCATCGTGCTGGCCTTCGCGGCCGGCCTCGGCATCCCCGTGCAGCAGTCCGGCACAGTGCTCGAGCAGACACTCCCACCGGGCACTGACGTTCTGACTGACGAGGACCGGCAGGCCGTCCGCGGCATCGTGCGCGCCTTGGTCCGGGCGCGCCGCAACGCGCTCGTCCACCACGCCAGCGGCAGCGGCAAGACCGAGTCGCTGATGCGCGCGGCCCAGGCCGCCGACGCCGACCTCGCGCTGGTCGTCAGTGACCGGCCCGCGGAGGGCGCCGACCCGGCTGACGTCTCGGCGGAGGACTTCGCGCTCGCCGCGCGCCGCGGCGACAGCGAGGGCCGGCGGCAGCGTGAGCAGCAGGACCGCGACGCCGAATCCTGAGCGTGTAGTCACGGGGATCTGACGGTCTGTCACAGGTAGCCGGTAGATCACCACGCCATGAGCCGACGGGGGATCTGGCATCCATGGCGCCACCTGGCGCGCCACCATCCGCACCTGACGGTGCTCTTCGCCGACCTGCCCTCGGGGCTGCTCGGCTTCACACACCTCGCCGACGGCGTGATCGTGCTCGACCGGCGGCTGAGCCAGGTCGAGAGGAGGTGCACGTTGACCCACGAGCTGGAGCACGTGCACCGCGGCCCGGTGCCCGCCGACAGGCGGCTCGCCGCCCGCGAGGAGCGGGTGGTTGACGAGCTCGCCGCGCGGCGGCTGGTGTCGCTGCGTGAGCTGATGGAGGCGCTGCTGTGGTCGGACAACGAGCACGAGGTGGCCGACGAGCTGTGGGTGGACGTGCCGACGCTGCGGACCCGCATCGCCGAGCTGGCCGCGGAGGAGCAAGTCGCGATCGACGCTCGCCTGGCCGACGCCCCGCGGTGGCAGCCGTGACGGGCCGCGCGCTGCGGCCGGTGCCACAGACCGCTCCGCGCGCCCTGGCGCTCATCCGCGTCTCCAAGGAGCGGGAGGGCATGGTGTCCCCGGAGCTGCAGGACACCGCCATCGGCGACTACTGCGCCCGCGCCGGCTACACGATCACCCACCGCATGGAGGGCCTGGACGAGTCCGGGTCCCGGGCCCGCTCCCGGTGGTGGGCGAAGCTCGACGCGGCTGTCGCGATGATCGAGGCTGGCGACGTCGACGTCATCGTGGTGTGGAAGTTCTCCCGCACCGCCCGGCACCGTCTCCGGTGGGCCGTCGCGCTTGACCGGGTCGAGACCGCCGGCGGCCGACTGGAGTCGGCCACGGAGCAGGTCGACGTCTCCACGTCCACGGGGCGGTTCACCCGGGGGATGCTCGCCGAGCTGAACGCCTTCGAGGCCGAGCGGATTGGGGAGCAGTGGAAGGAGGCGCACGAGCGGCGCCTGTCCAAGGGGCTGCCGTCGCGTGGCGGCCCCCGCTTCGGGTACGTCCGGGACGGCGACACGTACACCCCGGACCCGGTGACGGGGCCGCTGCTGGCCGGCATGTACGCCGACTACCTGGAGGGCGCCGGGTTCTCCACGATCGCCCGCCGCCTCAACCGGGCTGGGCAGCGGACGCTGCGGGGTGGGCCGTGGTCGTCGGAGCGGGTGGCCGACGTCTTGGACTCCGGGTTCGGCGCCGGCCTGCTGTCGAAGGGCTCCCGGCGGGATATCACGTGGGTGCCAGGGGTGCACCCGGCGGTGATCGAGGCCGCGGTGTGGGAGGCGTACCGGGAAGCGCGGGAGGCGCGGCGGGGGCAGCCGAACGCCGGGGTGCCGCTGTACCCGCTGTCCGGGTTGCTGCGGTGCGGGGACTGCGGGTCTTCGATGCACGCCGCCCGACTGGGCCGGTACGCCGGGTACGGGTACATCTGCGGCCGGTGGGTGAAGACCGGGCAGGGCGTGTGCGTCACCGTGTCCCGGGCGAAGGTGGAACGGGTCGTGTTGCAGTGGCTGGCGCGGTACGCCGCGGAGGTGGAGGACCAGGCGACGAGGCAGGCGGCCCGTCAGGCGGCGCAGCTGGTGGCCCGGTCGGACGCGACGGACCTGCGGCGGCAGGTTCTGCGCCTGGACGAGCGGCTGAACCGGCTGACCGTGGGGTGGACTGAGGGGCTGGTGCCGGACTCGGCGTACGCGGCGACGCGGGACGAGCTGGCCGCGAAGCGGGACGAGCTGGTCGGGCGGGCGAGGGAGGCGGAGGAGATGTCGACCGCGCTGCAGCGGCCGGCCATGCCGATCGTGACCGCGCTGCTGGACCGTTGGGATGAGCTGCCTGCCGCGTCGAGGCGGGAGATGCTCGGTCATCTGCTGCGGCGGGTGGTGGTGGTGCGGCCGGAGTCGGGGCCGGTGCGGGTGGAGGTCGAGCCGGTGCACGCGCTGCGCGAGGTGTGACCGGCGGTTACATCCCGCTTTGTCGCCTTGTTGCTCGACGAGGCGCCGGAGTTCCCACGGGCGGTCCTCGACACGCTGCGTCAGCCGCTCGAGCGCGGCTCGGTGACCATCTCCCGCGCCAGCGGCGCGGCCACCTTCCCGTGCCGCGCGCAGCTGGTGCTCGCGGCCAATCCCTGCCCGTGCGCCAGCGCCGCCGGCGACGCCGCCTGCACCTGCAGCCCGCTGGAGCGGCGGCGCTACCAGGCCCGCCTCTCCGGACCGCTGCTCGACCGGATCGACCTGCGGGTCGACCTGCCGGCGGTGACCCGGGCCGCCTGGCTGGAGGCCGGGACGGCGCTCGAGCCGACCGCCGTCGTCGCCGGCCGCGTCGCACAGGCCCGGGCGGCCGCTGCGGCGCGGCTGTCCGGCACGGGCCTGCAGGTCAACAGCCAGGTGCCGGGCCGGCTGCTGCGCGAGCGGTGGTCCCCGCCGCGGTCGGCGCTGCGGCTGGTCGAGCGGGCGCTGGAGCGCGGGGCGCTGTCGGTGCGCGGCTACGACCGGGTGCTGCGGGTGGCCTGGACGTTGAGCGACCTGGCGGGGCGGACGGTGCCCGGTCCCGGCGAGGTGGCCGAGGCCCTCGGGCTGCGGCTGCAGCGGGCCGCGTCATGAGCGCCCTGCCGAGCCTCGACGAGGACATGGAGCAGGGGCTCTCCGAGACGGCCTCCGTCGGGCTCGCCGGCCCCGCGGTGCGCCGGGCGCGGGCCTGGTTGAGCCGCGCGGCCGAACCCGGCAGCGTCGCGTTCTGGCGCTTCGTCGAGGACGCCGGCCCGGTCGAGGCGGTGCGCCGGCTGCGGTCGGGTCGCGCGCCGGACGCCGTCCGGGCCCTGGTCGGCGTCCGCGCGACCCAGGACGCCTCGCTGCAGGACCTGCTGCGGGCCGAGCGCTGCGACGCGCGGCTGGTCGTCCCCGAGGACGACGAGTGGCCGGCGCACCTGCTGCACTGCCTCACGCTGGCCACCGGCGAGGAGCCCGACGACCCACGGCACCAGTCCCCGCGGGCCATCGCCCCGGTGCCGCCGCTGGCCCTGTGGGTGCGCGGTCCGGCCCGGCTCGACGAGCTGGCCGACCGGTCGGTGGCGATCGTCGGTGCCCGGGCGTCGACGGCGTACGGCGAGCACGTCGCGGGCGAGCTGGGCCACCAGCTGGGGGAGCGGGGCTGGACGGTGGTCTCCGGCGGGGCCTTCGGCATCGACGCGGCCGCCCACCGGGGCGCGCTGGCCGCGGACGCCCCCACCGTCGCGGTGCTGGCGTGCGGCGTCGACCGGGCCTACCCGGCCGCGCACGGGGCCCTGTTCCACCGCATCGCCGAGTCGGGGCTCCTGGTCAGCGAGTGGCCCCCCGGGGCCGCCCCGCTCAAGCACCGCTTCCTGGTCCGCAACCGGC